CAGAAAAAAAGTCCACCACCCCCACCGCCGAGACAGGGGCGAAGGGGAAGCAGCCGTGGGAGATGACGAAGGCGGAGCTTCTTGCAAATAATATCCCAGAACGCGAAAGCAATAACACAACAACTCCCGCCACTCAAAGCAATAGGCCGTCCATTGGCGCATGGAGGATGGATAAGGACACGGGAGAACTGGAACAGTTAAACGAATACAACCCTCACAAGTTGGACTTAAAAGAGGAACCGTATAAAGGTGGCGATGTAAAGATTTATCGAGAATGGGCAGAAAAAGGATTAAAAGCACCGCCAGTTACAGTGGTTGATGCTGATGGAGGAAAACTTCAAGGTTCCGGCAGGCGACGGATAATGGCAGCAAGGCTGGCAAACAAACCGGTGGAAGGTTGGTATTACAAGAAGGTTGAGGGAACCCACTCTGCTCAGACACACAAAGAAGCTATCCAGCAAGCCCTCCGCGAAGGCAAGCCCGTCCCGCCCGAAGTCTTGGCCGACTATCCCGACCTCGCGCCCGTGCCATTGCCATCGCCCGCTGCGCCGGTTGTTAGGGAGCGCGTAAAAGTTGAACCAACCAAGCCAAAAGGACCGGAACCAACCGTTGAACAAACTCTCAATGAAGCTTTAGAGGCTAACCGCGATTTGCCAAGTGCGTGGGAAAGTTTGGATAATCAGGTAAAAGCGTTGGAGGGGAACGAAGCAAACAAGGCTGATATTAAGCGACTCAACGCTGCCAAACGCAAGATTGTAAACGCGCTGGAAGACGAAGCGCGCGCGGAAGAAACAGCGGCATTGGACGTGGAGCGCAAAACGCAATACGGGCTGCTGCAAAGCCTCAAGGACTTTGGTGGACTCCCTCAGTTCGGCAAGGAAGCAATCGGAGAGCTTGGTCGCATCACGGAAGCGCATCGGCTTGCCGGTCGTCGGTTTTTCCGAAAGGGCGCGCAATCTTTGGACACACTGCGCGAGATGTTTTCGGAACGCGGATTCCAGTTTGATGACTACTATCAGATGCTCGACGCCATCGAAAGCGCTGTGGCATCCGGAAAAGAAAAATACGGCACCAACTTTCCGCCTGACTACCTGGGCGGACCCGGCGCAATGGGGCCGGTGGAAAGAGCCTACATGGAAGCGTCACAGAAAGTAATTGGCGCATCCAAAGAAATGGTAACCGAGCAACGGGCAGAGCGTGGGCTTGACCCGTTAATGAGTAAAGCCAGAGAAATGAATCCTGTGACGTGGGACGCCGCTGTTGACCGCATCGAGAAAGACCCTGGAATACCCGCCCGGCTTGTAGAAGACATTCGTTCAGGTGAGAAAAAAAGCACCAGCCGTGAAGAAAAGGCGGAATTGCTTTACGAGATGACTGATCTCACAAACAAGCTCAAAGCCGAGACAGAGCGATCAATCGACGAAAACTCCACTCCAGCGGAGCGCGCGGAGGCACAAGCCAATGCGGAAGGAATTGAACGGCAACTGCTCCGAACGGAAGAGGCGGCGCGAATGGCTGGCAGTGATACCGGTGCGGCATTGCAATTTATGCAGGTTCTAGCTAACGAGAACTACACCTACTCCGGGTTAATGATGCGCGAGCGCAAGCTAACCGGCGACGTTGTTCCAAAGGAACGGGCGCAAGAACTTAAAAAGATCGCCGATGAATATAAGAAGGTGCAGGCTGAGGTGGATAGGCTGGTGGAAGAGACGCAAAAACATGAGAAAAACGCGGTGATGGAAGCCGTAGTGGTCGAGATGGAAATGGAATTAAAGGCTGCGGCAAAAACCGGAGCAACCTATCATCCTAGCGTCATGCAGCACGCCAAGGAAATCGTGGAGCGCGCAAAAGGTGAGGCGGAGGATGCGTGGAAACGAATCCGAAGCCAAATGGGCAGCGAATCTGGCGCGATCAATCCCGGAGTCGGTGGCCCCAAGGGGGAGGGTAATTACTTAGGCAAACCGACCAAACATCAAATTGCGGCGCAGAATCGCGCAACCCTAATAAACGACGTTGCTCTCATTCTGAAAGCTAGGGTCTATGAGTTTGGCGTAAAAATGGCGGAGGCGGCGCAATACGTTCTTTTGAAGTCCGGCGACATGGGTGACAGCATCCGCCCAATTCTTGTTAGAGCCGTAGCTAAGGCAAACACGATGATGGAACGGGAGCTTAATACGCGCCCGCAAAAGGTAAAAGAAGCTGTCAAAACCGGCGCAACGGCCCCGGAGAAGCAGCCCAAAACCAAGTCAACCCCAGAGTCGTTTGTGGACAAGGGAAAAGCGTTTGTGGTGGCTGGCGACGACCCTCTTTACCGGAAAGAGATTGGCGAAGCAATTGATAGTAAAAACGTCACTGTCAAAACGCATAAGCTGATGAGCAGCGCTAAAAAGCTTGTTTATGACATCGTGGTGGCGCATTGGGAGAATGGCGTGCGCGGAACTGATGCGCTCATGGATGCGGCACTCAAGACTGTGCAGGAATTTCTTCCGGATGCCACGCTGCGCGATGTTCACCGGGCTTACGGCGAATACGGCAAGGTGAAGTTCCCAAACAAGGACGCTTTGAGCATGCAGCTTTCCGCCGCTTATCGGGAAACGAAGCTGATGGAGGATATTGCCCGCATGGAGAAGGACGACAAGGATGCGTTGCGTCGCGGATTTACGCCAGCAAAGCCAAACCTTCGACAGCGTGAGCTTGCCAGTAAGCGTGCGGAGTTGCAAAAACTCAGGCAAGGAGAGCCATCTCCTGAAAAGTTGGCAGGAATCCAACAGGCGCGTCAAACCGCCTTAAAGAACCGGATGGAGGTCGTGGACGAGATGCTCAAAACCGGCAAAAAACCGCTCGAAGGCCTAAAGGTGCCGGATGATGTTTTTACCGAGCAGTTGAAAAGCGAGAAGCAGGCAATGCAGGATTTGTGGAATGAAATCGAGGCAGCCAAGAATCCGCCGCTGTCCGAAGCGCAAAAGGCGCTGGACTCGGCGCTGGTGGCTCGTGAGCGGGCCGCGCAGACGCTTGATGATTTATCCATTGGTAAAGTGAAAGACCCGGTAAAACTCAAGGAGGCGCTGACGCAATTTGAGGAGGACGTGAAGATGGAAACCGATGCGCTCAAGGCGCTTGCCGCTGAGATGCGCCGGGACGCCAAGCCAAAGGGTGATCCTGGCTATCTGAAAGAGCAGGCGCAAATCAAGGCTTTTGAAAAGTCCATCAAGGACTACACGGAAAATACGGCCAAGCTGCTGCGTGGCGAAGCAATGCCAACTTCCGGTAAAAAGCTAGGTCCAGACTCACGCCGTATAACTACTTTGCGCGAGATTCGCAATAGTCGCGCCGCTGCCTATAAGGCCGCAAAGGACGCCGGGAAGCCGGTGCGCTCGCCCGAGGACCGCTACAACGATACGCGCCTGAACGCGATGAAACGGCGTGAGGAGGATTTGAAGGCGCGACAAGTGAGGCAAGCCGCTGGCAACTTCTCGAAACGTCCAAAGCCCGTCACGCCCGCGCTTCGCCGCGATGTCCTGAACAAAAAGGCGAAACTGCAAAAGATGAAGGATGAAATTGATATGAGGCAAAAGCAATACGAGCTAAACCAACGTCCAGCGTGGAAAAAAATTGCTAGCGGATTAGGTGAAGCGCGCGGTATTATTCTTGGTGGCGATCTTGGCGTTCTGACACGGCAAGGATTGTTTGCGTGGTCGCGGCCTGGGCAGGCATTTATTTCTACCGCCAAAGCGTTTCAATCGATGTTTTCACCGGAAGCAATGGGCCGGTGGGAAGTGGAGATGCGCGAGAGAGAAATCAACGGCAAGCCACTTGCTCCAATTCGGAAAGAAGCTGGTCTGCAAACCACCGACACCATGAATAATCGGGAGGAATTGGCTATTTCACGCCTGCTATCACGGATTCCCGACATCAAGATTGGCGGAAGGACGATCAAAGCGTCCATTTTCTTCAAAGGACTGGAACGGTTTCAAACCACGTTTATCAACGATGTTCGGATGCGAACTTTTGATTCAGCGGTAAAGCGTGGATTTACGCCAGAAGAATTGAAATTGCGGGCAAACTTTATAAATAGTTCTTCGGGACGAAGTAATGCAAAGTTTGTGCCAGAAGAATTAGCAGCAATTATGACCTCGCCTCGTTACGAACGATCACGTTGGGAAATGCTGGCGCAGCCGATTCGCAATGTTGGCGCGCTCGCTCGTTCGGGCGTAAAAGGCGAACTAAATCGGGCGGCGGCAGCGAACCTACAAGACATGGCTGTGACGGCTGCTGGCGTAATTACGCTTTTTCAACTTGCAAAAATGGCTGGATACACGGTAAACTTTGACCCAGAATCCACCGACTTTCTCAAGATGCGGAAAGGCGACGAGGTTTGGGACGTAACTTCTGGACTTGCTCCTCGTATCCGCGATTTGATGCGGCTTTGGGTTGGTTACGATCACCCTGACTACAAGGAGAACTGGATGAAGACTGGCGGAAAGATGATTGTCAGAACGATCAATCCGGCGCTGAAAACGCTAGCGGAACAGACTTCCATTGCCAAGCAGAGATACGAGGGAGTAAAGGAACCAAAATCTCCATTCACCGGGTTCAAATCTCTAGAAGAGCGCGAGGGGCTGATTACACTCGCGCCTCTGATTGTTCAAAGCATGAAACAGGCGATGAAAGAAGACGGGGTTGAAGCTGCGGTGTGGACTGGCGCGCGTGAGTTTGTCGGTTCGTCGGTCAGCCGTTACCCGGAGGAGAAGCAATGACCGCTAAAGCCAAACCCGCGCCGCGCATTAGTTACGACAACTTTGCGCTGCCTCCCGGTTACGAGCCGTGGCATCTATGTTTGACCAAGTTTGGACTTGGTAAAGGCGAGGAAAAACTAAAATGGTTTAAGCGTCTTGTTACTGAACTTTGGCCGGAGCCGCTATTCATGTGGGATAGGTGGAGCGACCTGTTCTTTGGCGCATTGTGTGGGGCAAGGGAAACTGTTGAGCAAACTATTGGCGCAAAGATTGAATCCGACTATCCTTGGTGGGAGCAATTAACAGCTACAGGAGCGGCGGGAACAGGCAAAAGTTCAAGGGCCGCGTTGTGGGTTCTTTGCAACTGGCTGTGCGCTCGCGAGCATACAACCTGTATGTTGACCTCAACCAGCGTCACTGCGCTTAAGCAGCGTATCTGGAGCGAACTGGTGGATTGGATACAGAAGTGTAAGCAGCCATTGTCTGACCCTACGATTGGCTGGCTACAAATTGTGCCATCCGACACCATTATTCGGTGGAGCGGTGAGGATACAAAAAGCGCCATCTTTGGGCGTGCAGTCGATCAAGGCGGTTCTGTGGACAACGCGGTTGGGCGCATTAAAGGTATTCACAACCGTCGGGTGTTTGTTGTGACGGACGAGATGACGGCTATGCCCGAGGCTATTGCCAAGGCGTGTCGCAACTTGGATTCCGGCACAATGGAGTTTCAGTTTATTGGGCTAGGCAACGCCACTGACTATTCTGACCAGCATGGTATTTACTGTGAGCCGGTGGACGGATGGAACAGCGTTACGGTGAATGACGAGTTCTGGCTAACCAAGCTGGGCGGTTGTTGCGTGCATTTGGATGGACACAAGTCGCCATCATTGGATAATCCGGCTAAATATCACTTTTACATTGGGCGCAAGAAGCTGGAAAAGGATGCGCGATTCTTTGGTGGCGAGAACACCCCTGACTACTGGCGCGAGTGCCGAGGCTTTTGGGCACCGTCTGGATTGTCCACAACGGTCATGGATGCGTTCCTGCTATCACAGTTTAATACCGCTGACAAAGCTGTGTGGAAGGCTCGCTGGGAGATGGGTGCTGGCTTTGACGTAGCGTTTGAGGGCGGCGACAGGCGCGTGCTTTATCCGTTCAAGTTTGGCGAGTTTGCCAGCGGCGTTAAAGGCATTGAGTTTCAAGCCCCGGTCATTGTGAACATCGACATGACGCAAGACAAACGCTTCATTCATTACGGCATTGCTGCTGCCGTGGAAGAGACATGCCGGAACTACAAGATTGACGGCAAGCCGCATCCAATCCTGCCCCACAACCTGGCGTGTGACGTAACAGGCGAGGGTGCAGGTCCGTTCGGCATTATGTCAGGAAGCTGGTCACGCGACATTATTCCCGTGGAGTTTGGTGGTGCAGCGGAAAAGACGGCGGTATCCGCAGACCGACCAACAACGTGGCATGAGCTTTATGGAAACAAAGTGACGGAAATCTGGTATTCAATGCGTCGATTTATTGAGGGCGGACAGGTGAGAGGGCTTACCGACGCTGACACAATACGCGAGTTGACTTCCCGCGATTACGTCCGTAAGAACAACAAGACTCATGTGCTGCCCAAGAGTGAGATGAAGAAGCTCAAGTCTCGCAGTCCCGATTTGGCGGATGCAGCCTGCATTGCCGCCTTTGTGCTTCGCAAGAAGGGGATTATGCCAGCAAGCGTAGCGGACAATGTGGTGATAGACTCAAGCGCATGGAACGCGGCTGCTGAAAAAATGAACATGGAAGGAAACGAATCAGACTACGAAGATTCAACTTCAGCTTTTGCAATATGAACGAGATGACGCTAACCAACAAAACAATGGTGCCGCCTGGGGGATACCCTTTTAAACACCCAGATACCGGCCACAATTTCAACAGTGGCACATATTCCCTCTTGCTTGGGCAGGTTCGCGATTATTGCACTGCCAACGGTTTTCCGTTAATTGACGAGCTAGACATCGAGCAATACATCTGCGAGCAGCTTGGAGCAAAGACCGCCCGCCGTTTTTGTTCTGGTGACGGCATTTCGGTTGACGGAGTTGATTTAGACTGGCGCGATATATGGAACGGCACAAAGGTTATGGCGTCATTTATTGCTGGTGGACGCCAAACTGTAGATCGCGCCGAGGCCGAGCGACGTGCTGCTATCTGTTTTCTGTGTAGCCGAAACGCCAAATACTCTAGGCCATGTGGAGGAGACTGCACAGAGCTTGCGGAACTGATTGTTTCAGTTGTTGGCGGTGAAGGAACATCCATAGATTTGGACCTCCACGCTTGTTCGGTGTGCAAATGCAGCAACAAAGCACAGGTCTGGGTGCCGATTGAGCATCTAAAACGTGGCGTTACACCGGAAATGATGGGGCTTTTCCCACAAAAATGCTGGAAAAAACAAGAAATTGAAGCGTTGGACGCAGAAACAAATTGACTACTTACGTAAATAACGTAAAAACCATCTACAGATGCATAACCAAGAAACTCCAGACGGAAAACTTGCTGACCTGACCGATTCGGGTGAGGTGGTAAAATCTCGCGTCTCGGACCCTAAACATGCGTTAAAAATCTGTCAGCGATTTGTCAACGACGACAGGCTGCGGGCTGCTCGTCGGGCCAAGGTTCAAGGCGCATTTGACGGCAACGCGCCAAAGGCGCAGAACGATCTTGTTCGGGCCGGGCGCGGCAACGACTCCAATCTAAACTTTAAGCGGCATCGCGGGAACATTATGAACGCGTGGACGCCGTTCTTTGACATGGTGTGCGAGGTTCCTTTGTGCATTGATGGCGATTTGGAATATGCGGACTCGGCGCAGGATGCAGAATTGATGCGTGGATTTGCTGAGTATTTCCACAGCATGGTCTTCAACTGGCGCGGGTTTGATGACATGAGTCAGCTTTGCGACTTGCAGATGCTCCTGCATGGCCCTGGCATCTTGGCGTGGGAGGATTCCCTGGACTGGCGACCAAAAGCAATTCTGGCTGGAAACATTTACTTCCCAGACGGCACCGAGATTTCTTTGGACAATTGCGAGATGGCAATGGTCTTTACGCCAATGAGCGCCGGACAGCTTTGGCGCAAAATTGAGAACGAGAAAGCAGCAACAGCAGCGGGCTGGAATGTTGCGGCAGTAAAGTCTGTCATCATGGATAGCGCCAACAACAACAGCGATGCCTACGGTTGGAATCGCGATTGGCAGAGGTGGAATCAGGCGTTTAAGAATGGCGACATCTACGTGACGCAAACGCAGACCAAAAGAATCTCGCTTTACACGTTGTTTGTTGAGGAAATGGACGGAACAATTTCTCAAAAGATTGCTCCTGCAAAAGATGGGGTGGCGGATTACGCGTTTCTTTTTGACAGCGAAAGCAAGTATGAGGGGTGGGACCAGTGCATTTGCCTGTTCCCTTACGACATCGGGGCGGACGGAACGTATCATTCTATTAAGGGGCTTGGCACGGACATTTACCCGTTCTGCGCGTTGCTTAACCAGATCGACAACAGCATTGCCGACCTTGTAGTGACGGGCATCAAGCCGATGTGGCAACCGACCACAAACGCCAAGCTGGAAGACTTTAAAATGGTCAAATGGGGTGGCGGCAACTTCATCCCTAACGGGATTAATCCGCTCCAATTGAACATGAGTCAGGGGATCAACCCTGCGCTACAGGTTTCTGCTGCGTTTACGCAAACGCTAATCCAGAACACGGCAGCATCTAGCCAGCAAGATTTGGGCGCTCCTACAGTGGAGGAAACTGCCAAGGGCGCAATGATCCGCGCTGCTGAACGCGCAAAGATTTCCAAGGGTTTGTATAACCGTTACATGCGGTGCAAAGACCGGCAGTATTCGGAAATGTGGCGCAGGGCGACAAACCCTAATTTAAAGTCGTATCATCCAGGCGCAAAAGAAGCGTTAAAGTTTCAAGAGCGATGCTATATGCTTTGCGACAAACTTGGGGTTGAACGCGAAGCATTGCAGGCTGTTACGAACATCCGCGCCAATCGTTCGCTCGGACTAGGAAGCGCAGCTATGCGGATTGAAATTGTCAATCAGTTGATGGCAAACATTGACCGCTTTGATGAGATTGGACAAAACGAAATCAAACGCCAGTTTGTTTCCGTAATGACTAGTTATCACAGTGTTGACTCAATCATTCCCAGCATTACAACCGGGCGAGACGCTACAAACGATTCCGCTCTAGCGGCTCAGGAAGACAATGGGTTCTCTATGTTGGGCGAAGAGGCACAGGCCATAGTAGCGCCAAGACAGAATCATGTTCTCCACTTGGAGGTTCACATTCCGTCTATGCAGAAAGACATGGAAATGTGTCAGGCCGGAGAGCAGGAGCCAGAAGAATGCTACGACCGTCTGGAAGCAAAAGGCAAACATGCGGAAGAACATCTTGCAAGATTGGCTTCAAATCCCACACGCCAACAAGAATACAGAGCGTTCAATGGCGCACTTGATGAGTTGGCTGCGTTCAAGGACGAGATTCAAGCCATGCTGGAACAGCAGGAAAAAGACGCGCCGCCGCCGCCCGATCAGCCGACGCCAGAGATGGCAAAGGTGCAAGGCAATTTGGAAATCAAAGCGCAGAAGGAACAATCTACGATGGCGCTTCGTCAACAAAAGCAACAGTTTGAA